TCCAAACGGGTTCAAGCTCCAGGTGCAGGCGTCAGACTACCGGATGGTTCAGGGCGCGTGGAAGCTCGTACAGGACAAGCTGGCAAATCAGATCCTCGAAAACGCTTTTTACGAATGGTCGAAGCCGGAGAACTGTACGGTCAGCGGCCGGCAGAGTTTCCGCGCGTTGTGCGACATGGCGATGCGCTACGCAGCCCGAGATGGCGAGTTTTTCGTCAGAATGGTCAGGATGAAGAATGTTCCGTATGGCTTCCGCCTCCAGTTCGTCGATCCGATGAATGTTGACGATCAGTACACGACGCGGCTGCAGAGCGGGAATGTGGTGAAGATGGGTGTGGAAATGGACCTAAACCGCCGGCCCGTTGCCTACTACGTGAAAAAGACGAAGCCCGAAACGGAGATCTACGGATACATGGCGCAGGGTGGAGACTATGAACGCATCCCCGCCTCTGAAATGATCCACGGATATGACCAGGAGTACGAGGGTCAGACTCGCGGGATCTCCTGGATGGTTCAATCGATGTGGCGGTTGAAGATGCTCCAGGGGTACGAGGAGGCTGCGGTTGTGAAGGCGAGAGTTGCGGCTTCTGACATGGCGTATTTCATTCCTGGTGTGGATTCAAATGAACAGGGGACTATGCAGGGGAACGCTGTCGATGCGGACGGGAATGTTGTGATGGATGCCGAGCCAGGCGGGATGCGGACCCTTCCGGCTGGATGGGATGTGAAAACGTGGGACCATGGTTTCCCATCCCAACAGCACGAGATGTTTGTAAACGGGACTCTGAGGGGGATTTCATCTGGTCTGGGTGTGTCGTTCAACACGTTTGCGAACAACTTGGAGAAAGTCAATTACTCATCGATCCGGGCCGGGGTAATCGACGAGCGGGAACTCTGGAAATCTGTGCAGATTTGGTTTACGGAAAGTCTGTTGGAGCCGGTGTTCGGTGCATGGTTGGAGATGGCGATTCTCACGGACAGTGTGAATCTGCCGATGTCCAAGTACGACAAGTTCAATCAGCCCAAATGGTCGGGACGGCGCTGGCCCTGGGTGGATCCGGAGAAGGACGTGCGGGCGCAGCTCATCTCCCTGGAGGCTGGCTTGACGACAAGGGCTAAGATCCTGGGAGAACAGGGTGAGGATCTGGAGGAAACGCTCTCGGCGCTTGAGGAGGAAAAGAAACTGATTGAGCAGTACGGGTTGGAGTTCACAACGAACACGAATCCAGCTCCGCCCGCTCAGGACAAGCCCGAGCCGGACGAAGATGACACTGTTTCCCCTAACGAGAAGAAGTTCATCGAAGAACTGTTGGGAAATCACAATGGCAACGGTCACTAAAAAACAGGAGGTGGGTATGAAACACAGTCTCGTTTTCGTCATTTGCGTGGCCGTGCTGCTCATTGCAGTCCCGGCTTTCGCACAGGTCAACGTCGAAAAGATCGGCGTCAAGTTCTCCAATCTGACGTACGCTGCCGCTGGGGCGGACACAAGTGCATCGCAGAACGTCGCAGGCGCGCGGTCGCTGTCCCTCGTGATAACAACTGCGGACTCTGCAGAGTTGGATGTGGTTGTGCAATACTTCGCCAGCAACCTTACATGGACAACCGTCTTGACAGATTCACTTATCACCACAGTGGCCGCTGGAGCGACGAAGGAGTTTAGCTTGAAGGATGGCGACTCAGATCTTTTCGACAATCTTGCGTACGGTGTCCGGGTGATTGTGACGGGCCAGGCGACGGGCTGCGGCGTCACGACTCCGACATTCACAGCTAAGTGGGTCTATAAGCCATAAGGACACGACGATGGAAGCCATGAGAGACAAAGTCCTGAAAGAGATATTCCACCGGACGGTACAGTTCGACCGGGAATCCCTGGATCCGGAGAAGAAGACGGTGAGTTTGTCTTTCTCCTCAGAGGCTCCGGTGGATCGGTATTTCGGGAGTGAAATCTTGGACCATTCTCCTTCATCGGTCCGTATGGGCCGCATGACGGACGGTGCGCCATTGCTCCTCCAGCATGATCCGGATAATCAGATCGGCGTGATTGAATCTGCGCGGATCGATGCGGATCGAAAAGGGAGGGCAGTTGTGCGGTTCTCCCGTTCCGAAAAGGGCAAGGAGATCTGGCAGGACGTCATGGATGGTATCCGCTCGAAGGTTTCCGTCGGGTATATGGTACATGATCTGGTGCTGGAATCGAAAAAGGGTGAAGCGGAAGTCTACCGGGTCACAGATTGGGAGCCTCTGGAGGCTTCCCTGGTGTCAATCCCGGCCGACATGAGTGTGGGAGTAGGAAGGTCAAAGGAAGTCACGCCTAATCCGGTGACGGGTGAGGACACTATCACAATCAACACAAGAGGTGCGAAGATGGATCAGGACAAAACCCCTTCGCCGGAAGAACTGGCGAAGTTGAGTGCGGACGCTGTAAAGGCGGACCGCGAACGTACTGCTGAGATTCGGGCATACGCAAAAAGGTTTGTCGGTCGCGTTGCAAAGGTCGATGAGCTGGCAGAGAAGGCGGGGCGGGAAGGCTGGAGCGTGGAACGGATGAAGGGTATGGTCGCTGATCAGATCGCAGACGGCAAGCCCATCGAAACACCGGACACGGAGATCGGGATGTCGAAGAAGGAGAAGGAGTTGTTCTCCTTCAAGGATTTGATCCTCTCGCAGATTCCGGGTTCCAACGTCCGGGCGGAGTTTGAACGCAAAGCGTGCCGCACCGTCGCGGAACAGCTCGGGACGCAGCCGAAAGGTTTTTTCATTCCCTATGACATTCAGTCAAGGGGGATGGATCATCCGGATTACCGGCAGTTTTTCCCGAAACAGCGCCGGGATCTGGTGACGACATCGAGTGCGTCGGCTGACTATCTCGTGGGCGACAACCTCTATGCGAGTTCGTTCATCGAACTCCTGCGGAACAAGATGCGCTGCCGGGAAGCCGGTGTGAAGCAACTCTCCGGGCTTGTTGGGAACGTTCTGATTCCCCGCCAGCTCACGGGAGCGACTGCGGTGTGGTGCACGGAAGCAACGGGCATCAACTCGGAGTCCACCCAGACGTTCGACCAGGTGTCCCTGGTCCCGAACGAAGTGGGCGCGTACACCGAGATTTCCCGAAAACTGCTCCAGCAAGCGACTCCCGGGGTGGATGCGCTCGTGCAATCGGATCTCGCCGTCACGCTTGCACTAGCCCGTGACCATGCGATCCTCCACGGCGCCGGGACAGCGGAACCAACGGGTATCGCCATCACGAGTTCGATCGGTGCCTTCATTGGCGCTGGCCTGACGTGGGAAGATGTCGTTGATGCGTGGAAGGATGTTGCAACGGGCAACGCCGATGTGTCAACAATGGCGTGGATGGCAAACCCCGACGTAGTGGCAGTTCTGTTGTCGCGGCCCAAAGTGTCGGGTCAGTCGGCTATGTTGATGGCCGACAACTTCACCATGCTCGGCTATCGCGTGCTGCATACCAACCAGGTGGACTCCGGGTACATGTTCTTCGGTGACTTCTCACAGGTCATTGAAGGCGAGTGGGGTGTCCTGGATATGCTCGTGAACCCGTACATCCTCGACAAAGAGGGCATGATTCGGATCACGGCCTATCAGTCGGTCGACGTCGGCGTGCGTCACGCAGCGGCCTTCTCGATGGCCTCGTCCATCACGTAAGATGTTGACAGTCAACAACGCCGGGGCAATAGTTGCCCCGGCGGTCCATTCAAACCTACCTGGGAGCAAACAGATGGCACAGAAAGATGTATTCGTGGAGATCCTGAGACATTGCTGGATCAAGGGTGTGGATTGTGGTGTCGGCTCTGTCGTGAAACTTCCGCAGAACGAGGCGAACCTGTGCATCGGCTTGAAGAAAGGGAAAATTGCCTCTGCCACCTCTGAGAAACACGTTCCCCATGTGAAGAAAGAGGCTGCGAAGGCTCCGAAGGCCGAGAAGTAGGGTGGCTATTGACCCCGACATCTCCGTTTTCTACAGCACGGATGTCTACGGTGTGGCCGGGACGTTGACTCATAACTCAACGGTCACGTCAATCGTGGTCCTGTTCTACCGGGCGGGCGCGGTGAATGTGATTGGAGATGTCGAGGTGAGGAACGCTGCGCCGACTGCCCGGTGTATCACGGCGAATGTTTCAACGGCGGCCAGAGGTGATACCCTGGCGATCTCTGGGGTGACGTACTACATCATGGACATCGAGCCGATCAACACGGAAGAAACGGTTCTTCATTTGAGCCTGAACCCATGATGCTCTCGGATCACATCTCGTATACCGAATTTATCCGTTCTGATGCAGCAACGCGCCGGGGGATCAAGAATACACCGGAAGCTGAACATCTCGTGCACGCGGTTGCGTTGTGTGTGAGAGTGCTGGAGCCGGTCCGGGCGTTGTTCGACAAGCCGCTCCATATTTCCTCCGGCTATCGTTGTCCTGAACTCAACACGCTGATCGGTGGAAGCGCGACAAGCCAGCACATGCAAGGCGAAGCTGCTGATTTCGAGGTTGAGGGTGTGAGCGTCCCGGATGTGTTCCGGAGGATTCTGACAAGCGACATCCCATTCGATCAGCTCATAGCGGAGTATGGTGAGTGGATACACGTCAGTTACCGCGTTAATGGCCGGCGTGAAGCTCTCGTTGCTTTGAAAAATGCCGATGGTGAAACTGAATATAAACTCATCAATCCCTCAAAGGTGAACTGATGGCTGGGAAACCCCACTCTTTGCAGGGCAACAGTGAAACCCTAGCCACGATCCGCCAACAGTTGTGCGACCATATTGAAAACCAGGTAAAACAGTTTGATGGTATGGATGGAAGGTTGGACCTGATCGAGGGTGATGTAAAGACGCTCGTCAAAGAGAAGGGGACCAAACTCGAGGGCATATTAAAAACTGTGTTGCCGATGGTTCTCTCGCTATTGATGATTTTGGGTGCATGGGTTGTATTCATCTCTCGGATGGATGCAAAGGTTGCGGAGCTTGAAGGGGGGCGTATAGAGAATCGTGCCAACATCGCCCTGTTGACGCGGCAGTTCCAGGAGCAGGCGGTGTCAGATGCCCTACGTGATGAAAGATATAAAATGATCCTGGAGAAATTACAGGCAATCCAATCACAGCTTGACAAAATCACACGAAAATAGGAGGTCGTATGCAGACGATTCTTGAATGGCTCATCGGGAAAAAGACGTACATCGTTGCTATCTGTGCGGCGTTGTTCCAGGTTGCGGTATCGCTCGGATGGCTTGACATCAACAGCGACATTGTTGCTGCCATCGATGCGATATTCCTTGCTCTGTTCGGGGTTGCTCTGAGGGCCGGGGTCACGAAGTCCGGAGTATCGGTGAAGTGACAATCAGGGCCGCTCTCATACTGGCTCTCGTTGCGGCCCTTCTCACTGGCGCCGGGGTGTGGTTTCTCCAGGACAGCCGGTGGGAAACGAAACTGGCGAAGGCACCGGTGATGCGGGATACAATTCCCGTGTATCTCCCCGCGACGCTTCCGCCCCTTATTGTGACGCCGAATCCTGCGCCTGCGCGCAAAGACACAACGATGCGTAAGCGTGTGGATTCACTCCTGGCGGTGATTCTCAACAAGGATTCACTTCTTGCTGAGACGTTGAATGACAGGATCACGGAGCAGGCTTTTGAGAGCCACGAGGACAGCGCTTTCATCATGGGACGTGTTGAGGTTCTCTATTCACCGATATACGAGACGTTTACCACGTCAGTATCGATCGACTTTCTGGTGGTTCCATCTCACATCATTGAGATCACGAAAACGATTACGGTCACGGAAAGCCGGTTTGCTTGGGAGTGGGTTGTGGCTGGAACATGTGTGGGGGTTGTGGGTGGGTTTCTTCTGGGAGCGAAGTGATGCACCTCTCTGTAGAAAATCTTGGCAGGCTGACGAATCTGGGCTTCCAATTCCCGAAGGCTTCTGCCAGGGCACTCAACAAAACCATGCTCCATGTACGGACGCAGGCGGTCAAGGCGGTGACTGAGAAATACAGGATCAAAGGTGCCGATGTGAAGGCGAAGATGGGCCCGACGAGAAAAGCAACAAGCCAGAGCCTCAAGGCTGTGTTTCGTTCCGTCGGTCGGAGGATTTCCCTCGTCTATTTTGGTGCAACGCAGAAAAGAACGTGGCCGGGCGCTCGTGTGAGTATGTACCGGAAAGAGAAACGCACGACGATTGCGCATGCCTTCATCGCCACTATGCCGTCGGGACATAAAGGCGTATTCTTGCGGAAGGCTGGCACATCTCTACCGATACTGGAGCGCACGGGCCCGGCCGTTCCTCAGATGCTCAAAGGGATATGGGATAAACTCCAGGCTTTAGCTGGACCGAAGCTCAAGGCTAACCTTGTGCATGAAATCGAGTGGGAGCGGAGCAGGAAACTCTGATGGCGATACTGAGAGAAACGATTGTCAAGGCGATTGAGACCGCGTTCAAAACAATCGCGGTGGCAAACGGCTACCACACGGCTTTGGCTTCCCATGTGACGATCTGGGTCCCCCGGCCTCTCCAGCAATTGGACCTCCCGGCCGTGAACATACGGGACATTGATGACACGACGGAGGATATAAGCCTGGGTGCTACTGACACGGACACAGATGCGGCGGTTGAGACGCATGACATGACGGTAGAGTTGGACCTGGTAGCCTCAACAGCCACCGCGATCCGTTCTCTCATCATGGACTGCCGGAAGGCTCTCAGGGACAACGTGGCCGCGACGTATGACATCACGCCCGTCGGGGATTCGATGGAAGCGGATCAAGACGAGAAGATTGTTGTCGGTGCAACACTGAAATTCAATGTTCGGTATCTCACAGCGCTTTGGGGCGAAACTTCATAGGGAGGTATTATGGCACTCGGG